TAGCGTTATATAGTCACGGAGATTCGGTAGTATGGGGAGCTGAGTTAGAAGATAAAAAAACGGAAAGATTCTCACACCATGTTGCTAATAATTTAAATGCAATGGATTGTAATAATGCATCGGCTGGTGTTTCTAATGATTATATTTATAGACAAACAATGAGAGATGTTTCCCATTGGTTAAGTAATAGAGTTGTTTGGAGTGAAGATAATGGTTGGATTAATGCATCAAATCTTATAGTAGTAATAGGTTGGACTGCACCTACTCGATTTGAATGGTGGGATGGTAATAAATACCAACAGGAAAGATTGTGGGTGGGATATGATAAATGGGGTGAGCCGGATACAAATAGGACAACTGAAGATCAATTTGTTTTAAACCAAACTTCGGATATACCATCGTATATCAGAACATTTAATCATATTATTTCGTTATCTGCATTTTTGGAAAAACATAATATATCATATTATTTCTTTAATAGTTTTTACGAATATAAACTTCCAAAAGAACCAACGGATTTAATAGATAATTATGGTAAACCACATTTTCAATTAGATTTAAATTCATTATGGTCACAATTGCCCGATGAATTTACATTTGGAACAATGTATGAACACATAAAATTTATGGGTGAGGGATTTTTACCACGCAATCATCCATCAAAAGAGGCACATAAAGAATGGGGCCACTTTTTAATAAAAGAATTAGAAAATGAAAAACGATAAATACATAATAGGTATATCGGCATTTTACCACGATTCATCAGCATGTCTATTCAAAAATAGCAAGTTAATGTTTGCGTGTGAAGAAGAAAGATTTACAGGAATAAAACATGATAGTTCATTTCCGCAAAATACAATAGATTACATTTTTAAGAAATATAAAATTAGTAAAGAGGATATAAGTGCGGTTTGCTATTACGAAGAACCAAAATTAAAATTTAAAAGAGTTTGGGATAATTTTAAAACAAATTTCTTTAAAGCACCAATTCATGTAACTAAATCTTTAGTTGAAATAACTTTAAATAGAATTAAAATACATAAGTTACTGAAATCAATATCCGATACTATATTTTATTCAGAGCATCATAAATCGCATCTTTATTATTCAGCATTTACTTCTGATTTTTTAGAATCTGATGTGGTATCTGTAGATGGAGTTGGTGAAATTGATACAATATCATATGGTTCTCATAAAGAAAAATCAATAAAATATAAAAGTGTAGCTCAATATCCACATTCATTGGGGTTGTTTTATTCAGCTATGACATCTTACTTAGGATTTAAACCAAATGAGGGAGAATATAAGGTTATGGGGTTAGCATCGTATGGTTCTAAGAGTAAATATACTAAATTAGTAGGACAACTTATTAAATTTGGAGCTGGAAGATTAAATTGTGATATGGAGAAGTTTTGTTGGGATAGAGATGATAAATTAATGTTTAATCACAAATTGGTTGAATGTTTAGGAATCTTACCAAGAGATTCAAAAGAACCAATTACAGCGGAACATGAAGATTTGGCATTTGCAGTTCAGCAAGTATATGAAGATGTTTTATTTGCAATTCTAAATAGTATAAATACGAATGGTAACCCTAATTTATGTTTGAGTGGTGGATGTGCATATAATGGAACTGCTAATGGTAAGGTATTCCGTAATACAAAGTATAAAAAACTATGGATACCATCCGCACCATCCGATGCCGGTTCTGCTATTGGTGCTTGTGTTCATTATAGTGTGTTAAATGATACCGAATTTAAAGGTAGAATTACAAGAAACCCATTTTTGGGGCCGGAATATGGATATGGTAGGGTTGTGGAAACGATAGATCCATCTAAAATTGTAAAATATAGTAACGATGAGGAGTTATTAACCAAAGTTGCTGAAGAATTACATAATGAAAAGGTAATTGGTTGGTTTTATGGAAGTATTGAGTTTGGAGCTAGGGCTTTGGGTAATCGTTCAATCCTTGCATCACCTTTAAAGGCTGAAATGAAAGATAAGATTAATAAGGTAATCAAAAAAAGAGAAGGATTTAGACCATTTGCACCTATGGTATTGCAAGATGTGCAAGATAAGTATTTTGAAACGGATGGAGATGTTCCATATATGAATCAGGTGGTTAAAGTCAGAACTGAATATCAGGAAAAGTTAGGAGCAGTAACTCATGTGGATGGAACTGCTCGAATTCAAACTATATTTACCACTTCAAACAACCGAATATACAGGTTATTGAGGAAATATGAGAAATTGAGTGGATATCCAATTTTATTAAACACATCATTCAATGTAAAGGATAAAACTATGGTTTTAACGCCGGAAGATGCCTTACAAACCTTCTATGATACGGAAATGGATGTGTTGGTATTGGGTAATTATATTGTTTACAAATAAATTAAATATTTATACATACAAATAAGATATTATGGCTCAAACAAATTGGACAATCAGACAATTGGAAAGACACATTGTAAACGGTATCGTTACAAAAGTGTATTGGAAGTGTGAGGTTGTGGATGGTATGTTTACCGCCGCAGCTCAAGATGTTGTAACTATTTGTGATGATTTAAGCACAGTTGATACCAATGCGCCTGAGTTTACACAATTTTCAAACCTAACTGCACCTCAATTGGTTGAGTGGGTTACGAATAAATTAGGAACTGAAGAAGTATCTGGTATAGTAAGTGGATTAACTTATAACATAGATATTCAAAAGGATTACGCTACTAACTTTGTATATGGATTACCTTGGGAAGTAGCCCCAACTGAAGAAGAAACAACCGAATAAGAAGAATATAATACATTAGATAATAGTAATAGATTCCTAATACGATATTTTAAAAAAAAATTGTGTTTTGGGGATTTCCCTTATATTTATATGTGTATTTTGTTTGGAAGTACACGGAATTAAAATATAATAACAAATATATAAATAACAATGGCAGAAAGAATCGTATCACCTGGTGTTTTTACAAGAGAAAATGACCTATCCTTCTTAGCGCAAGGAGTTGGTGAAATTGGAGCAGCATTTATTGGACCTTTTAAGCAAGGACCGGCATTTATTCCAACAATCGTAAGAACCCAATCAGAATTCGAAGATATCTTCGGAACACCCGATGGAACATATTACACAGAATATGCAGTTCAAAACTATTTAAGAGAAGCTGGAACGGCTACCATCGTAAGAGTTGGTGGTATCGGTGGTTATCAACAACCACAACCTTTCGCTTTAAGAATTACAGGTTCTGCTGATGGTGATAACTCCGATGGTAGAATATTCGCAGTATTATTCGCTACAGGTTCTAACAATCAACCTACAGGATTCACAGGATCTATTTCAGCAAGTCAATTATCTGATAGTTCATCTTTTGTAATAAACAATGCGGGTATAATGGGAAGCTCTTATACACTAAATTTATTACCTTCATCAACTAATGATGTTAGTGATGTATTTGGTGAATCACCATTTGGAACTAAAGCACCATATACTTATGTATATTTTGAAAATTATGCAGCAACATTAAGTGGTGCTGATTATGGTATCCAAAGAGTTACTATCCCAACACAAGATTTCAGACAAGATATTACATACGCTTCAACTCCTTGGGTTCAATCTCAAACGGGAAGCGCACAAGACCCATCAAGCGATTTATTCCGTTTCCACACAATTGGTGATGGGACAATCTATAACACAAAATACAAAATTGGTATTTCTGGAGTTAAAGCAGCTGGTGAAGATGGTTCAACTGATTATTCTGTATTTAGTGTAACTGTAAGAGCATTTTCTGACACTGATAGAAGAAAAGTAGTATTAGAAACATTTAACAATGTAAACTTAGACCCCGCTTCTCCTAACTTTATAGCTAGAGTAATTGGTGATAGAAATGTAACTATTGATTCTGATGGTAAAATTACTGAAAATGGTGATTACTCAAACAAATCAAAATATATTAGAGTTGAAGTAAAAGAGCAAGGTACATATCCAATATCAGCAATGCCATTTGGACACTCTGCATATTATTCACCAATTGATGATGGACAAAACGGAAATTTATTACCAGGTGTTCAATATTCAACCGGTTCAAAAGATAATACAACATCTTCAACCATTAGATTTAGTGGATTGGATATCGAATCAGCAGCATATAAAATAGATATGACTCAGTTCTTAAAACCAATACCTACTGGTATAACTGGAAGAACTTCAAATAACTTCTCATTCCACAATTCTCCATTTAATTATGTTCCAACGGGCTCAGCAGCTATTGATATGGCTAAGAGACAAATTATATTATGTTTCCAAGAAGGTTTTGATGGATTAAATCCAATTATTAAGCCAGCATTGGGAACATCTATTTCAGCAGCTAACGTACAAGGACTTGATTGTTCAACTTCAATAGCAAGTGGTTCGGTAGCATACGCTAAAGCAATCGCAGCAGTATCTAACCCTGATGAATATGATATTAATATGGTGGTAACTCCAGGTATCATTAGAAGATTACACTCTAATGTAACTGATAGAGTAATCGACATGGTAGAAAATAGACAAGATGCATTCTACATCGCTGATTTCAACGGAGCAGGTGATACAATCACACAAGCAACCGATGAAGCATCTTTAGTAGATTCAAACTATGTTGGAACTTACTATCCTTGGGTTAAAACAATTGATGGTAACACAAACAAATTAACTTCAGTTCCTCCATCAACTTTATTACCAGCAGTATTTGCAGCTAACGATAGATTGGCAGCAGAATGGTTCGCACCAGCCGGTTTAAATAGAGGTGGCATTACGGGAGCAGTTAGTGTATTGAATAGATTAACACATTCTGAAAGAGATACTTTATACGAAGCAAAAGTAAACCCAATCGCTGTATTCCCTGGACAAGGTATTGTAGCATACGGACAAAAAACTTTACAAGATAGAGCATCGGCATTGGATAGAATCAATGTAAGAAGATTACTTATCACTGTTAAGAAGTTTGTGGCATCTACATCTCGTTTCTTAGTATTCGAACAAAATACTTCAGAGACTAGAACTAGATTCTTAAACACTGTTAATCCTTATTTTGAAGCAATTCAACAAAGACAAGGACTTTACGCATTTAATGTGGTAATGGATGAAAGTAATAACACACCTGATGTTATCGATAGAAACATTATGGCTGGACAGATTTTCTTACAACCAACAAAGACAGCTGAATTTATAGTTATTGATTTCAACATCTTACCAACTGGAGCAACATTCAGCGCATAAGATAACGAAAAAATAATTAGTGTATATTTATTATTAATAAAACAGATAAAGAAATAAAATGGCAGAAGTATTAGAGTTTGATAAGATGTTCTATACGAACTTCGAACCGAAGATGAAGAATAGATACGTTATGGAAATTGACGGTATCCCTTCTTACTTAGTAAAATCAGCAGCTAGACCTTCAATAACTTTTGAAACAATTGTGTTAGACCACATCAACATCAAAAGAAAATTACAAGGTAAAGGTGATTGGCAAGATATAACAATTACATTGTATGACCCGATTGTTCCATCAGGAGCACAATCAGTAATGGAGTGGGTTCGTTTAGGACACGAATCTATTACTGGTAGAAGAGGATACGCTGACTTCTATAAGAAAGATATCACTTTCTATATGTTAGGGCCTGTTGGAGATAAAATCGAACAATGGACAATCAAAGGAGCATTTATTAACTCTGCAAATTTTGGTGACCTTTCATTTGATTCTAACGAACCTGCAACTGTTGAATTAACTTTATCTTACGATTACGCAATTTTAGAGTTCTAAAAATATTCCTTACGGATGCTACCGAAGGACAACCCTCATCAGAAATGGTGGGGGTTTTTTTATTTCTAATTTTTTTAAAAACATATATTTATATATAAACAAATACATACAAGTTATGACAGAACAAACATACGATTTTCCAACCGAAGTGTTGGATTTGCCATCAAAAGGATTGGTTTATCCAAAAGATCATCCATTGGCATCCGGTAGAATTACAATAAAGTATATGACTGCAAAAGAGGAAGATATCCTATCCAGCCAAAATCTTATCAAAAAAGGTATTGTATTGGATAAGTTGTTTGAATCTATCATTGTGGATAAAATCGATGCTAAAGATATTGTAATTGGTGACAAGAACGCTATTATTTTGGCAACAAGATTGTTAGGATATGGACCTGAGTATTCAATGAAATTTTATTCAAGTGTAACAGGTGATACAATTCAAACTGTAGTTGATTTATCAAAAGTTCAAACAAAAGAAGTAGATTTTTCTTTATTTAAAAACAAAAATGAGTTTGAATTCACTACTCCATTGGGAAAAAATAAATTAACTTTTAAGTTATTGACACATGGTGATGAATTGGCAGTAGAAAAAGATATCCAAGCTCTTGAAAAATTAAATAAGGATGGTTCTTTTGAAATTACTACTAGATTGAGATATATGATTAAATCAATAGATGGTAATTCTGATATATCTACAATTAATAAGTATATTAATGGAATGTTAGCTAGAGATAGTAAAGCACTAAGAGAATATGTAAAGAGTATGTCTCCTGATATGGATATGACTTTTGAATATACTCATAGTACGGGGGAGAAGGAGGCTCTACCCATAACAATGGGTGTAAACTTTTTTTGGCCTACCGAGTAATCACACAATAAATGTTCACACTCA